CGACGGAACGGTGCCAGGCGTACCGACCGAGGCAAAGATGCCTTGGTAAGCGTTCGCCACATCGGCGTCGATGCTGGAGGCCAGCTGACTAACCCGAGGCTTCAACACACGCTCGGCGAAGTCGTCGAGCTGCATCGTCAGTTCGGCAGTCGTGAAGTTGATGCCGATATGCTTCTGGCTGGAGACGGTGAGCGTGGTGAACTGCTCATTGTCGTCCTGCACTTGCAGCGCGGCGCCATCGGTTACCAGCGCGCGGTCCGGCAGACGGATACGAAGGGTCGTACCAATCTTGGCGCCTTCCTGCGCGAACGAGTTGTCGTCATTCTGTTCGGCATGGGCCGCTACACCCACACCCTGCTTTCGCAGCCTTGGCTTTCACCAAGGATCAGACTATATCTTCAAACGGACCGCCAGATGCGCCCACTTCGGATCATCGACACCAAGCTAGGTGTGACACCAAATTGAGCAGCAATCTCTCGGTGCAGACCAACTGAAGCGCGAATTTTCTTGACGTCTTCCGACGACAGTTTGCGGCGCCCGCTACGATCGCCAGCAGCCTGGCGATTTTTAGTGGTCATGTCTGCCATGTTGTCGTGGAACGAACCCGAAAACAGATGTTCTGGGTTGACGCATCGACGATTGTCGCATTTGTGCAGAACGTAGTCTGTTGGCTTGCTATACGCCAACTCATACGCTACGCGGTGCGAGTAGTGGGGCTTTCCGTTCATGCTGAACTGCCCATACCCGTTACGCATCACAAACCCGACCCACTCATGGCAGCCATTCTCGCGGACGGCCACTTTTTCAGAAAATCGTTCTTCAACTGATCGCTTCACGTTTGCCCCGCATTTCGGGCCGCTTGGCCCTACGCCGTTTCCGGCTAGTCGTTGAACCTTCATCATATCACAGTTAATGATAAGATGCTTGGCTGCTGATTGCCCAATCCAGCACTTTTTGGCCGTCACGATTCCCGTTTCCGAGTGCGTTGTGGCGTGCATGGCTCTAAGGGGTTTCCAGCAATTAACGGGGTTTAACGTCAGCTAGACTTTCGTTTACTGACGGTTTACGTTACGGGTGATCACAAGGTTGTTCTCGAGGATTTCGAGAGCCTTCCTCGTGATCATGTCAATCGTAAGAATGCTATTTGCCATGATGGCTCCTTAAACTTGCTGTTGGGCTTGCCACTTGCGGATCTGCCGTTGGCGCTCCGCTTCGATCCACGCAGTAGCATCCATCGCTTTGACCGAGCGAGGGTCCGTGGTGTCGTAAGCGGGCGTTCCGGCCGTTCGCGCTGTGACAGGCGTGATGGGCGCCGGGGCGCTCGATTGCTTCCTGACCGGCATTGGATTGCTGGCGAGTTTCGCCTCAATCTTGCCGATCTCCTTGGCCTGCAAGATCGGGCTCAAGCGGGAGATGCGATCAGCTTCCTTTGGATGACTGCCTAAATAATAGGCAAGGTCAGGTCCAGCGTCAGAAGCCTGAATCGTTTGCGCCATCACGGTGGTGATTCGCAGGTTCGGGTTGTAGGCGACCGTTTCAAAGTCGTCGTACTTGTCCCGCGCTTGCTCTTCCCGTTCCGCATACGTCTCCAGCAGCTCGGCCTGTTGGCGCTCCATGTCCCTTTGCTGGAGAAGCTGTTGAGCCTTCTGTTCGGCCAGCGCTTGCGCGTAGGCTTCAACCGACTCAAACTGTTCTGCCGGCGGCAGTTCCTTGGGCGTCTCGGACGTTTGCTGCTGGGGGCGCTGTTGGCGCTCCCACTTGCGCTGCTCTCGCGCAAGCCGTTTGGCAACGATGGCGTCAAGCTCTTCTTGAGTGAAGGTCTTGGTCGCTTCCGGCGTTTGTGGTGTTGCTTCAGCGGGTTCAGGTGCCGTAACCTGGAGCTCTGCTGGCGCGGGGGTCTGTTCGACCTGTACCGCTACTTCTTGGTCTGACATGGTTGATTCCGAAGAACCCCTGGTGTAGCGCACCAGTACGCACTGAGGTTAATCGTTTTGCGTGGTGGGTGTCAAGCTGCTTTGCTGCTGAATCTGCTCACGCAGTTTTTGCCAGATCGCAACAGACACTTCCAGCGGCAGTTTGCCCAGCCCCATCGCAATGATGTTGGCTTCTTCAACCGTGATTTTGATCGTGAACTCTTGCATCACCAGGGCACTCCAGTTGCACTCACCGGGTTCTTCTGCGCTTCGATCTGTGCAGCGACAGCAGCCTCAGTTGCGTCTTTGTCTACGCCAGAAGCCCAGATCCAGCCCAGCACTTCTTCTTGCGTCAGGTCAGCATAGGGAATCACCGGCTGACCATCGGGCCATGAGCAGGTGGAGTAGACGCGACTAGAATAGTCACCGTCTTGTGCGGAGCAAGACCAATGGGCTGTGGTTACAAATCCGTCAGAGGTGCGGCGGTCAAGCTGGGAGATTGTCCAAGTGGTGGTCATGATTTAGTCCTCGATAAACTCGTGAACAGCGTCAAGACCGAAATGGTCGTTGACAAACTTAAGCAGACGCTCAACATCAATCTTCAGCACTTTGCCGGTTGGTGTGTGCTTGGAATGGAAAATCCATTCGTTCGTTGCTGTGTCGTGCGGTGACAGCAGGGTTGCGTTTCCTGCTGCGTCCATTACCCGCGCTTCGCCTGCTGTTGAATAGAACGACACCCCGTTTGCAAGAGTACCGACAGGCGCAGTGCCGTCAAAGATGTCTAGGCGATTTGTGCCAGCGGTTGTTGCGCGAGCAGCAGTGCCGCCTACTTGGACGCTACCACCAGACGATGTTTGAAAATCCCCCCCGCTGGTGATACGGGCGCGTTCGGTGGACGATTGAAGGAAGCGCAGCGAGTCATTAGCACCTCGCACAATCCATTCTTCGTTACCGCTTGACAAAAGTGACAGGCTTGCAGTACGGGCAGTGTTTGACCCAGTACCGCCGCCGCGAACTCGGATTGCCCCCGCGACATCCGCATAAGCGGTCAACTGGAAGCCGCTGTCCGGCGAACTCGTCCCAATACCCAAATTCCCACTCGCATCCAGCGTCATGGCTTGGGTGAACGTAATAGCGTTACCTGCGGTGCCGGAGGGGGCGTTGAACCAAGCGTGAGCGCCTTGCCACTGTCGATACTGCGTAGCGTTGTCAGTTACGATGTATTTGAAATTCCCAAGGGAGTCGTAAAAACTGTTGGAGCCAACATACGCCTGATTGTTGTTAAGACCCCAGAAAGTGGCGGCAGTGCTGATTTGCATTGCTTTGGTTGCACTATTCCAAGCACTCGGAGTCACCCCCAAGCCGAGGTTGCCGGAGGAGTCGATGGTGGCTTTAACCGCAGAGTTTGTCCAAAACTGAAGCGCATGGTTAGTCAGTGTGCCAATAACACCAGCAGAATCAACAGAACGCGCTTGGATAAAAATGTTGACTGTCCCGTCTTTGATCTGCGCGTATGTTCCACTTCCTCCTTGAACAACCAATTTACTATCAGGCGAACTCGTCCCAATCCCCAGACCTGTGGAGGTCAGGCGCATTTGTTCGGTTGAACCAAAAGCCCAATACAGTGAACCAGACAAATAGCCAAAGCGCCCAGACGAATTGACTGTATCCCCCATGCGAATTTCAACATCACGCCCAGATGCTTGTGACTCAAGGTTTAGCGCTACGTTTGAGCCGACTGTGGTTCCAGTCAGGGGGGTAGAAATATCAACCAAATATCCGGCACTTGAAATGCCTACGCCGAGCCCTGTTCCGTTGTACGTCAGCGCACTCCCCGTAGTCAGGACTTTGGAGCCGTTGAGGTACGGCACACCATTAGCAGTGCCAGCCGACAGCGTGAGCGCAGCTGAGAACGCAATGTCCCGAGGGACGACATAGGTGTCGCCAGACTGTGCCGCTTGGATCTGCGGGACTGCTGTGTTCAGTAACAAAATTTCATATGCGGCCATGATTTACCTCAAATCGGGTTGTACGACGTGCCGTCGCTAGTCAGCACCGTCTCAACAACATAAAAGTTGGTTCCTGCGCTGTTCCGCACCTCCTCATCGACTGTGTAAGGTACAGCCGTGCTGGTGAGAACAACCCACGGAGGTCCAGGGTTCGGGCCTGCAAAGTCAGTCGCAAGCGTAATGACCGTTCCCAGCCCCAGCCCGAGGCCGTTGCGGACAGGTATGCCGAAGCTCATTGGATATTGATTGGTTTAGCGTACACGGTGCCGCCGCTTGCAATTTGAATAGCACTGACGCGCCACGGCGCGCCAGTACCTTGCGGCACAACAAATGGAATCGGGGTGTTTGCAGGGATTGGCGTTGAATTGGACGTAGCGGTCACGCCCTCACCTACCGCTACATAAGCGGCAGTCGTACACCAAATTACCACGCCCTGCGGGCCGGCAGGCCACGCACTCGTGCTGCCCGCAGTGCCTGTGTAAGCTGCTGACGCGGCTGCAAAATTAGAGTCAGCAAGAGGATTTAGCAATTCCATAGTAATGTCCTTACGCGAGGAATTTGAGCTTGTAGAGCGTGGAATAGTACAACGCCAGAATCTCATCGATGATGTTCTGAAGCGGCGTACAGTCCTTGTCAACGACCTTATACCGCATCTCTTCGATGTCCTTGACCTGCCCTTCCAAGAAATCCACGATGTTGCCGGTTCGTTTGGCTGATTGCAGCGCAATGGCGCCGATCAGACCGTACTTGCCTTGGTAAGATTCTGCGAACTTGTCCGCGAGGTCGATGATGCCGTCGTAGAACTCGTTCAACGCAACGTGCTTGGCGTATGACCGCGTCGCCAGATGCGTCGAATGCGCGACATCGCGAGCAAGGAACAGTTGGCCGATAAACACTTCGCACGTCATTGCGGCATCCCCATGTCAAGCGGCAGTTGCTCCATCGGAGGCTGCATTTCAGGCATCTGCGGCATTGGAACCGACTGCTCCATGACATCACGCAGCGTAATCACCACGATCTCCTGCACCTGCTCGGGCGTCATGCCCGCTTGGACAGCTTGAATCCGCTTGGTTTCGGCATTGTACTCTTCAATCCGCAGTTTCTGCGCTTCCATCGACTCGCTGACAGTCTTCAGCATCCCGTGCAGTTGGTCAAGCTCTTGACCCATCGCTTGGATCTGCTGGTTGGCCATCTGCAATGCCGGATCGTCTTCGTCTTGCAAGAGTTTCGGGTCGATCGTCTTTTTGAGCCGCTCAGCCAGCTCCTGTGCGCCTGGCCAGTCCATGTTCTTGACGAACAGGTCGCCAGCGACCGCCCAGAGCTGCGGGTTGCCTTGCAGGATCTGCCCCATCGCGTCCATCGCTTCCTGACGCTTGGTTAGGTAGCTTGGGCCGGTTGTGACTTTGACGTCATACTTGCCGACCGAGGGGTTGTATATCTTGTCGATGACGATGCCCTGCTCGTTCACTACCCGCCGCACTGCTTCCGGCTGCGTCGGGTCGATCTTGACCATGTTGGACTCGCCGTCCAGACCAATGATCCGCGCGATGCGCTGGGTGTCGTAAATCTTCGGCACCAAATCGATGATCTGCCGCGTGATGTGACGCACGGCGCGGGCCAGATTGTCGACGTAGTGATAGGTGCCTGTGTTGCTCTGCTGCTGACGCGCAAGGATCGCACGGCCAGACCGCTCGTTCGAGGTCGCGCCCAGACTCGGGTCGTACTGGCCTGTGGTTGCCTTGAGGTCGTCAGACGCCCCAAGTTTGGCCTGAATAAGGCCAGGTTGGGCCATGACAGGCGGCGAGCGCTGCGGCAGCGGCAACGGTGCGCCCATGCCGTCTGTGGCGTCTGGGTTGACCTCGAGGTACGGCCAATTGTTGATGTTGGCCGTCTTCCACTGATTTTCGTAGCCCTCAAACTGGCCACCGTAGCCGATAAACGGCGCTTTGGGCGCCAGCGCCAGCATCTCGGCTTCTTGGCTCGTCCAGTAGTTGTAGAGCCGCTGGGCGTCCTTGGCGTTACGCACCAGACCCGATATCTGCACCTCGCCGTCGATCTCAAACTCGTTTCCAACCACTCGAACGACCGGAATCCATTTGCCCGGCCATTCCTGCTCTTCCAGCACCTCAAAACCGTTGGTTTTCAGCCATTTGACGGTTTCGATCGTCACTTTCCGCTGCCGGGTGGGCCGCAGGCCCATCTGACGCATCTGCTTGTCCTGCGGGTCGCCCTGATAGGCGAGCGTGCCGTCCGGGTAGAGGTTGAGCGTGGTGTCCTTGGGTTCTTTGTAGAAATACTCCGCAATCCGGATCGTCATCTCGTTGATCCAGACCGACAGGTTGCCGTCACCGACACCTTCTGACTGGATGGATGTGATCGGCGTTGCGTTCGGGAACATCCGCTCGTACTCATCCTTCGGAATGTCTTCCGTGATGAAGCACCACTTAGCGTCTGACCCACACGGGTCTTGGATCGTCGGGTCCATGTAGACCGAAAACGGGTTGCGAAGGCGCCCGATCTTGATGTCCTGATCGAAGCTCTTCTCGTCGCAGTACTCGGTCAGAAGCCGAATGTAGCCCTCGCCTTGCGTCACCTGGCACTCACACGCAGTGTCGTAAGCGACATCCGCATCCGAGATGTACTCAATGTGCCGCACCAGACCGTCAAAAATCTCCGCGACCTCGATGTCTGCGTTGTCGTCAGCCGGAATGACCTTTCCGGACGGCCGATTCTGCCGCTGGTCGTTTGTGACCTGCCGGACGTGCTGCGGGAGCTTGTTGATCGTTAGGCAGGGCCGCGCGTTGATCGTCTGGCCTTGGGCGCTGCCGCGTGTCTTCAGCACGTCAGCGGGCCATTGGAAGTTGTTGTCGGGCGAGCCTGCAAAGAACCGCAGGTCGTCCAACTGGTCTTGCCGACTGTCCGAATAGGCGTCCAGCGCAATCCGCAGCCGCTTACGCATCTCCGACAGCATCTCTGCCACGTTGCGCTTGGCGCGGCGGGGCGCTGCGTCCGCGTCGGCTACCTGCGCGGCTCCGTACAGACCGTTGTCATCGTAAGCCATTACTTACCTTTGCCTTGTTTGGCTGCTGCGGCTTGCGATTGCGCCCTACGCTGTGTGCTGTACGCGATCGCGACCGCTTGGGGCTGCGGCTTGCCGTGCGCCATCTCGGTTTTGATGTTCTTCCGGAAGGCAGCCTTGCTGGGCGACTTAACGAGCGGCATAACTACCTCTTTTTGGCTGTTTTGGCCGACTCTTTGAAGTCTTTGGCCGTTGGCGCGCCCTTGGCGCCCGGTTTTCGCATCTTTTCACCGCTGCCGGCTGCGATACGGGCGCGTTTTGCGTTGATATTGGCGTAAAGCCCAGGTTTTGTCGCCATGTCAGCACTTCCATCGTTTGAGCGCCGCTTTAGCGCGTTCGCCGTCCTTGGCCTTGGCGGCTACCGCAGACATGCGTGAGCAGAACGACTTCTTGCGTGCGGCGTCAGCCTCCGTTTTGGGGCTGGGCGCGGGCGCCTTCAGGTTGCTGCCTGTCTCGCGGTTGTACTTGGCCCGTCCCTTCGCGGTCAGCCCCGCGCCTTGGCTCGTTGGCAGCTTCTCGCCACGCCCGACCGACAGACTGACTGATTTCTTGGCCATAGTTTAGTCGCGTTTCATGAGAAGGTCTACCTTCTCAACGTCGCTAAGGTCAATCTTTGATCTTGACTTTTCGCGCATGATTTGCGTGGGTAGATCTTCAACATCTCTGAATAGTTGACCCCTGCTACGAATGACAACAGGAATTTGTTCAACCCCATCCAACATTGCACGGGTGGCGCGAGCGCGGCCTTCATGCGACATTACTTGAGATGCTTTTTTGCCCCCAAATGTAATGTCTAAATACGGCAGATAATCCTCGTTAAATTTTGCAACGTCAAACGCTTTCAAATCTTTTGCCCGTTTTTGCACGTCAGTGCCGGCGGTCGCTAAAGACAAAAATTTTTCTGGTGACATATATGTAAGTATGCCTTCAGAAGCATTCTGCATCGGCCTCCCGTAATACTTTTGCTCTTTAAGCAGCCGTTCGGCAGCTATTGGAACTTTAGATAGCCCTCGCGCTAAACCTACAGGTGCAGCAACTGCCGGCATTACCCCTAATGCTTGGCCTGTTCGGTACGCCTCGCGGCCTATTTCGCCTCCATACTCAGGTGCGGGCAGCCCAAACATACCGCGTGCAGCGCCGCCTATTACCCCCGCAAACGGATCGCCAACGTACCGTTGATACGCGGTTAAAAGCGCGTTTACAGACGTGGGCGCAAGGCGATTGGTAGCCATCAATACCCCATCCAGCCCGATCGGACGGCGTCGGGGCTACTGTATGAACGAGTGATAGCGCTTGTGCGGGCCTCGGACGACTGCCGCGAGGCGACCGGAAACGCGAACGTACACGCCAGCGCGTCTGCTGCGTCAGGGGAGGCTAGCCCGCGTGCTTTCATGTCCTTCTTGCTCTCCAAGAAGACCGTTCCCGATGAATCGGGCTTGACCTTCGGCCCGGTGAGGTCGATCTTGAGCTGCCGATCGGCCGGTATGTGCGCGGACTTCAGCCACTCCCGCATCGCGCCCCAAAGCTCGGCGCGCTTGTTGCCCCACATGACCGGG